GTGATCGGGCTCGACCGCGACATGAATTTCTGGTTCCGCGACTGGTGGTACGGGCAAAAGACGACGGACATCAGCATCGCGAATGCGATCGCGCTGATCTTGCGCTGGCATCCGTGGCGCTGGTGGGACGAAGGCGGCCCGATCGACAACGCCATTCGACCGCACTTCACAGCGGCCATGCGCGCCTCGCAACCGCCCTGCTACGCCGAGCTTGAGAGCAAGCCGAGCATCAAGAACAAGACCCTGAAGCTGGCCTCGTTCCAGGCGCGCGTCGCCGGCGGGCAGGTGTACATGCCGCTGAAACGCGCCTGGGCGACCCGGCTGGTGGATCAGCTTTGCGCCTTCCCCGCTGTGCAGAATGACGACGCCTGCGACGTTTGCGGACTTTTAGGGCGTGGTGTAGACTCAATGTTGTCTCCGCACCGCCCGCGTGCGCCGGAGCGGACGACACTCGTACCATTCACCGGGGCCTGGGTCGAGCACAATGAGCAGGCCGAAATGAAGCCAAGGTATACCTAGTTATGCTGCCCTCCGGTAACGAACCGAATCCAGGGATGCTCGGCGCAGTCGGTGCGGGTGTCCAGGCGGCCAATGTCGAAGCCCAAGGGGAAGCCGAGGCTGAAGCCAAGCAACAAGAGGCGAACCAGATCGAAGCGATCATGAAGGCGTACAACGACGCCCGCTCGTTCGATAAAGCCGCCCGCGCGCAATACGCAATCGACCGGCGCTACGCCGCCGGTACGGCCCACATCAATTGGGCCGTGAGCGCGAACCTGATCGGCGCGTTCATCGACATCTTGGTTTCGTTCCTGTACGCGCGCAACCCTGACGTGAGCGTGAAGAAAGCGCCGCAGGTGGATAACAGCGGCACGAAGCAACAGGACGAATTCGCGCGCACGCTGGAACTGATGATCTCGGCGCTGTGGCGCGCGCAGACTTCGATGCTCAAGAGTGCCGCGCAGAAGATGGTTCGCTCGGTGCTGTCGGTCGGCGTCGGCTGGATGAAGGCGATCCTGCTTAGCAAAGGCACCAACATCCCGCAGATGCAGACGCAGTTGAACGACCAGCGGAACAACATCGCGCAGTTGGAAGCCGAGCGCGAGCAACTCATGGGCGGCGACCCGCTGTATGCCGGCGAGGCGCAGTCGCCGGAGGAAATCGACGAGCAGCTTCTGCAAATGCGCGAGCTTGAGGAATCGCTGAGCGCGAAGATGGAAGTTGCCCTGCGCAAGGCGATGGTGTTCGACTTCGTGCGCGCCGAGGACATCCAGGTTTCGCTCGACGTGACCGACCTGGGCGACTACAAGAGCGCCAACTGGATCGCGAACGCGATCTATCGCACGAAGGACGACACGCTCGCAATGTGTTCGCGCCTGAAGCCGGAGGATCTGGTGGGCGCGACGTGCTACTACCAGCGCAACCAGAGGGACTTGCAGCCGCTGGACGACACCACGAAGCTCACCGGCCTTCCCGGCGTGTCGAACGACATCCAGGCGGCCGAGGCCGAGCAGTTCGTCAGCGACAAGAGTGCCGGCGGCACCGGCCCGGTCGATCAGAACCAGATTGAATTCTACAAGATCATCGAGCGCTGGAACCGCGTGACCGGATTCGTCGAGACGATAGTCGAGGGCTGCAAGCGGTGGGCCGTCGAGCCGTATCAGCCCGACTACCCGACGACGCGCTTCTATCCGTACTTCCTCCTGGCGCTGTTCCCGGTGGACGGCTCGCGGCATCCGCAGTCGCTGTCGTGGCGGCTGTTCAAGCTCATGGACGAATACAATTCGTCGCGGTCAAGCACGCGCCTCACGCGCGATCGTGCGTCGCCGGCGACGATCTTCAATGCGAGCGGCCTGCCGCCGGATGAGGCGCGCAAGATCGAGAGGTCGGTACAACAGGAATTCATCGGCATCAATCCGACCGACCAGGCGGCCGACATCAACAAGCTCTTTGCGCCGAAGCCCGTCGCCGTTCCCGACATGCGACTGTTCGAAACGACGAGCGTGTTGCAGGACATGGAGCGCATCAGCGGTGTACAAGAGGCCTTGCAGTCGGCCGTCACCACGGAAAAGACGGCGACCGAGGCCGAGATCCAGCAGACCGGCTTCGCCTCGCGCACGACCGCCGATCGCGACGTGCTCGAAGGCGTGCTGACGGATCTGGCGAACTACACCGCCGAACTCGCGCTCGGCGGGCTGGAACATGCTGACGCCGTGCGCATGGTCGGCATGAAGGCTTTCTGGCCGTACGGCATGGAAGTCGATGATCTGCTCACGATGGTCGAGATCACCATTCAGGCCGGCACCACCGGCAAGCCGAAGGCGGTCGGCGATCGCGACGCGTGGGCGACGATCATGCCGATGTTGAAACAGACGATGGTCGAAATTCAGCTTGCCGAGCAGCAGGGCAACCTGCCGCTTGCACTCGCGCTGCGCGAACTGATCCGCGAGACGCTGGTGCGACTCGGCGACGACAGTGACCCGGAACGCTTCATTCCGGCCGCGCTAGAAACTGCGCCGGGAATGCCGGGTGAGCCAGGCGCACCAGGCATACCCGGTGCTGCGCCGCCGGGCGGTGGACCCGCCGGTGATCCCGGCGTATCATCCGAAGCTCCGATCGGGGACCTTGTGGCCCCGAACGTGACCGCGCCGGTGGTGGAGCAGCCGGCAGTAACGCCCCCGGCATAACGAAACAGGAGACCGATTATGACGACCCCCACTGCGCCGACCACGATGGCCGAAGCTGTCGATCTTGGCGTTCAGGCCGCCGATGCTGACGCAGGAATTGCGCCGACTTCCCAGGAGGGCACAGGCGATGACGATTCGAGCACGACTGGAACGGAAGGTGACGACGGCACGGTGGAACGCGACGAGTCAGCGGCTGTTGACAGCGATCCGGCTGGAAAGGCAGGTGATGAAGATGGCGGCGCTGGTGGTGCTGCCGCTGAGGGAGACGGCAAAGCTGGCGACGCTGACGGTGAGACTCCGGCTGGCGGGGATGAGGGAAAGGATGCTGCGAAGGCTGGCGGCAAGGATGGAAAGGCCGGCGACGGCAAGCCCGGACAGAAGGCAGATCCGCTCAATGATCCGATCCCGAAGGACCTGAAGGAAGCGACGCAGACGCGCATCCAGGACCTCATCAAGATCGGCAAAGAGCAGACTACGCGCGCCGCCGAGGCCGAGCAGCGGTTCACGACGATCGTGCAACGTGTGCGCGACACCGGCTCGACGCCGGAGCAGTACGGGCAAGCGCTGGGCTACTTGTCGCTCGTCAACAGCGGCCGGCGCGAGGACATCGTGAAGGCGCTAGAATTCATCGAGGGCGAGCGCATTGCACTGGCGCGTATGGCAGGCGTTCCGCTCGCCGGCGTGTCGATGATAGGCGATTACCCGGACATCACGGCTGAACTGAAGGCCGGCAAGATCACGCCCGAGCGCGCCGAGGAACTCGCAGCGCAGCGCGCCGCGCAGGAATTCACGTCAAGTCGAGACAAGTACAATACGCAACTCGGTGAGCAGCGCGTCGCGCATCAGCGTGAGGCTCAGGCTGCACAGGGCGAACTCAATGCCGAGGAAGCGCGGCTGATGAAGGACGACCCGGACTACAAGGCCAAGCGTCCGCTCATCCTGAAACTCATCCTCCCGCAGATTCGTTCGGGCCGGCTGAAGCCGAACGAATGGCTGCCGGAATTCCAGCGGCTGTACTCGGCCGTGCCGACGCCACGCAAGCCCTCTCCGTCGGACGCAGGCCGGGCGCTCGCAGCCGCGCGCGGAGGCAAGCCTGCGCCGAAACAGCCGCTGCGCGCGACGCAGCCGGCCGGCGGTCAGGCGCCAGCGCCAAAGACGATGGCTGAAGCCGTCGAACTAGGAATACAGATGGGGACACGCGGATGAAGCAGTACGACATGAAGCTCTCGAAGAAAGAACGCAAGGAAGCGGCACCCAAAGTCGCGTCGTCGCTGGGCTCCGAATATCCCTGGGGCCTCGAAATCAATTTGAACGATGAGACGCTCGAAAAGCTCGGGATCTCGAAACTCCCTCAAGTCGGCAAGAAAGTCCGCATCGCGGCGACGGCCGAAGTGGTCGGCGTGTCGCAGAATCAGCATGGCGACCAGAAAGATCGCAGCGTGCGCCTTCAGATCGTGAAGATGAGTTACGAGTCAGCCCCGCAGTCGATGGAGGATGCAATCGACGACGGCGTGGAAGCTGCATCATGAGAGCCGCTTGGCTACCGCTGAGCGCACTCGCGGCACTGACAGCGCGGGCAGATCCGGTGCCGCCCGGCTACGAGCGTATCCCGGTCATCAACATGCAACTCGACGGCACGGCAAAGTTCGAGACCATCGTGCTGCTGTCGCCACCGACTGACGCACTGTTGATCCACGGATGCATTCGTGAATTCGACGCACCCTCGCTCCGCTGCTACATGCTTGATACGACAGCATTGAAGTGGATCACGTTCGACGTGAAGCTCAAGCAATAGAATCTCGCAGGAGGGGATTTTATGGTGAAGCAACTGACCGTGCTGGACGCGCGACATGTCTGGCACGGGCCGATGGTGACTGCCGCGCGTGCTCGCGGGTATGACGCCAAAAGAATATTTCGTGGACAGGAAGCATTAACCCGTCAGGGGCTTGGCTTCATCCGGCCACATGCCAATCCGAGCGCCTTGCGCACAAATATCGACTTCGACGATTTGGATATGCGCGAGCACCTGACGATGGTGCAGGACCGCGCGCAAGTCGAAGTTTACGACAACAAAAGCGCGCAGTTCGAGCGATGGGGCAGCCTCATGCCGCTCACGCGCCGCTTCACGAATCGCAGCGAGGCGCTTGAATTCGTTCACCAGTGGGACGGCTGGCTCGTCAGCAAGGCCGATGTCGGCGCATCCTCGAACAACGTGCGCATCCTGAAAACACCAGACGATCAGCGCTGGCACATCGGCCAGTGCTTCGGCACCGGCGTCCACGTGACGCACAGCGCCGGCGGCGCGGGCGACCGCGACGTGGAATCCAGGCAGCAAGGCTACGTCCTCCTGCAAGAGTACGTCCCGAACGACTTCACATGGCGGGTCAACATCGTCGGCCGCGCCCGCGCGATTTTCAAGCGCTTCAACCACCCGAGGAAAGGCACGGCGCAGACTGGCAACGTCGAGCCCGTCATGGTGCTTGACGACGAAACCGAATCGCTTCTATTCTTCGCCGACCGTGTGTTCGAGCATATCGCCACCCGGTGGTGTGCCATCGACGTACTCCGACAGGGAGAGTCGTGGAAGCTGATCGAGACGAGCCTGGCGTGGCCGTGGCCGTCACCGGGGCGCTGCGACGACGGGCCGTTTTTCGGAGGAGTGCTGGACCGTTCGTATCAGTGGCGCGATATGTGGGACCTGATGCTCGACGAATACGAGGCCGGGATATGGACCTGAAGCAAAAAACAAAGTCGTTCCGCCTAGCCTTCAACATGTTCTGTTGTGCGACTATTTTTTGTTGGGCCGGTGTGAAACCGCGCGAGACCATCAGCGGCCTTGCTGGACGTAAAGCCTACTATCTCGCCATGTGGGAGCCGGGCGATCCGAAAGTGCGCGGCGGGCGCTTTTGG